GTCCTAACGACAATGAAAGCATTCGAGATAAGAATTTACTTCGATGATTACTGCGAGAAGTACGAGAGAGAGTGCGAGGACTACTCCGACGCATGATGCGAAGCAGAAGAAATCATTCAGACCCTCTACACAAAGAACGGACATCTGATAAGCCGATACGAAGTAGAAGAACTCACAGACTAAATCCCCACAGGCATGACAATCGAAGAATACAGCACCCGAATGGGATACGAGGAAACCTGCTCGATGGAAGAATACACCACAGCGAACACCGCCTACATGATGGCAGGAGACATGGACAAGGATACCTTCTGCAAGGAATGGAAGAAACATGGCAGTTCGCCACTTGTCCGGCTCCTTTCCCAAGCCGCCAATAGCAGAGACGTGGCATACCGGGAAGCGATGACAAAGCAACGGCAATTGACACACTGCATTATCCGGCAAGCAAATGAAGTGCGCGGAGGGCTCGCAAATAGCGATGAGATGGCAGAGACCCTCGAAAGAATAGCTGCCAAATTCATCGGCAGACCCGACTGCATAAAATGGAAGATAGAGCGTGGCTACGCGTTCGGCGACGCAGACATCAACTACATAAAAGACAATTTGAAATGAGCGAACAGACTCACTACATAGTTCGAATCAAGGAACGAGGAAGCGACCACTTCATACAGTCTGAATTCATCGGAAACCCTGCGGCAAGAGAGCCACGAAAGCCGCAAGGCCTACATTAGAACCTTCGGCGCCGCCAAATGCGCCGGAGCATTCGGGAGAGAGAGCATGAATGGTCAATGCCCGGCTGAAATCTCAATAGAGACCAACGAGTCGCAAAAGTGGGTTCGATTCCCACCTCTTCCACTAAATATTTAAATAAATCTTGATATGAACGGAACATCAATAGCACTTCCCCTTCTCAAGCGGACAACCGAGTGCCAAGAGGAACGAGCAGCGCGAGACCTCGCTCTTTACAACGAATACATGGCACTTGCCGCTGACCCGAAGCTGCCTCGCACAGAAATACACAAGTACCTCCGGGAAAAATACGGAATCCATTCCACAGGAACGACCTACACAATTATCAAGAGAGTGCAGGCGAGGTTAAACAAAGAAAAAGCAAAAGAACAATGAAAAAGCAGATTTTTAAATACGCTCTTGTCTTCATGCTCTTTTCAATAGGCTTCCTTGCTCTAATAGTGGCAGGTGGAGGGATTGAGCCAAACAATCCAATGAGTCTATCATTAGAGATGACTACACGAGCAGTTGCACTCTGCATAACGGGCGGCTGCATAAAAGCAGGGCGATGGTGCGGAAAGAAAGGACTGCTGCCCGATGAATTCTACAAAGACCCGGACAAATAAGAAATGGAGGACTAAGCCATGACAGCAGAATTAAGACAATACATAGATGAGCGGTTTGACAGGCTCGAAGCCTCAACCCTCATCGGAGTGAAGAATACTCTCACGGTCGAGGAAGCCGCCATTTACACCGGTTACTCCGTCAAAGGCATTTACACGCTGACGAGCCAAAAGAGAATCCCCCACTACAAGAAGAACGGCAAGCTGTACTTCGACAAGCAGGAACTCGACGAATGGATGACCGAGAACCGGGTAAAGACCGCAGCAGAGATAAACAGCAACGCTACAACCTACACAGTAACCCACAAAAGGAAACGGCTATGAGCGAAGCAAAGACAACATCATTCAACGCATGGATTAGCGAGAATGCAATCCGTCTGATGCAGACCCTCAACATAGGTGCACCGCTCGATGAGGACGCATTCCAAGACGCATACCTCAGTCTTGCCTCGGCTTGCCGGAAACGAGAAAAGGGAGCGGCATTTGAAAAAGCATTTGTAGCGGCATACCGCAAGTTCTCCCGAAAAGCAATCAGCGAGACATACACGACCACCCACCCCGACGAACTATTCTTCACGCTCCTGCCAACACCGCAGGAAGCAGCGGCCTCGGAGCAGCAGCGGAAAGAGCAAAAGGATAGCCTCGCACAGGCAATAAGGGCGCACATCAGAGCCACCTACAGCCGGAACGAGGTGGCCATTTGGGAGATGCGCATGGGCGGAACATCAGTCCGAGATATTGCCGACGCACTCGGAATCAGCCGGACTGCAATCGACAACGCAATGTGCCGGATAACCGAGCAGACACGCGCACAATTCGCTTACACTTTTTAATGCAGACAGCCATGAACCTCGACATTTACAAAAACGCAAACCCACGCACGTGGGATATCAGAACGGACACGCGCACAATGAGTGCGAATCGAAAGGGTGGCTTCTGCTCCTTCAACTCCAAAGCGATACGAGACTTTGACCTTCGCCCCGGTAACCGTGTGATTATAGCAAAGGATACCGACAGCAAAAACGATTGGTACATAACTTTCGTCGAGTCGGAGAACGAGACCGGGACAAAGCTACGGATAGGACAGGGACGCAAGACCTCGAAGATTTACTCAATGAGGACACAAAATAGAGCCGCCTCCGGCGCGATTTTAGACTCAGTCAAGGCAACCTACAGCGCGACCTTTATAATCGCCGCTACGCCCACGGAAATGCCCGACGGCACGATTTGGTACAGGGTGCTGACAGCGAACCCAATAAGGACGAAATAATCAACATCAATATTCACTTTAACCCCATTACACAATGGCACAAGACAATCAGCAACAGACCACACAGGTCGCACAAGCGCAGCCACAGGCAGTGGCACGGAAACAATCCGTGGGCGAAATCATGCGCTCCCCCGGAGTAGTCGCCAAAATCAACGATGTCCTCGGCAGCGAAAAAGTAGCCGCAGGTTTCATCAGCTCGGTAATCAGCATCGCAAACGGAAACAGGCAACTCCGCGATGCAGACCCCATGACGGTGGTAGGAGCAGCGATGGTGGCAGCGACACTCCAACTCCCGGTAGTACCAACAATCGGTCTTGCTTACATCGTCCCCTACAAGAAACAAGCGCAGTTCCAAATCGGCTACAAGGGGCTAATAGAACTCGCAGAGCGAAGCGGACAATTCAAGAACATCATCGATGAGGTGGTGTACGAGGGACAACTCGTCCGCAAGAACAAGTTCACAGGAGAGTACATCTTCGACGAAGGCGCGAAAACGAGCGACAAGGTAATCGGCTACATGGCTCGCTTCGACCTTGTAAACGGATTTTCCAAGACCATCTTCTGGTCGAGAGAGGAAATCGAAGCCCACGCGAAGAAATTCAGCCAAGCCTACCGAAGCGGATACGACTCTCCGTGGAAAAGCGACTTCGATGCTATGGCACGAAAGACCGTCCTCAAGGCTCTATTCTCAAAGTATGCCCCCAAGAGCATACAGATGCAGAACGCAATCGCCTACGACCAAGCGTCGGTCAAAGCAAGCGTGGACGTAGCAAAAGATGCAGAGCCAATCAACATTGACGCATTCGACGTGGAATACATCGACAACCCCGACAGCGACACCGTCTCTGAGGAAATGGCAGAGAAAGCCAAAGAAGCCGCTACAACAGCACAGGCAAAAGCGGCAGCAGCAATGGCAGCAGCCACCAATTCCGAAGAAGACGTGGACACAGAGACAGGCGAATCAAGACCAAATCATCAAAAAAAATAAGAGAACATGGAAATCAAGAACGAAAACCTAATTGCTGCCTACAATGCGGCAGACGAAAGCGGAAAGACAATGCTCCGCGCAATGTTCCCCGACATGGAGTGGAACGAGACCAAGAACGACAACCGCCCGGTAACCGAGCGCATCAAGACCTTTGAGGACGCGGTCGAAGCACTCGGAGAAGACCACACCTACGTGCGAATGTTCAAAGACATCTACGACAAGAGTGAGGTCGCCGGTGCAAATGCCAACAGAGACGTGGTAGCATACCTCAAGCTCCGCATCATCACAGCCGCCCTCAACGAGGGGTGGGAGCCTCAATTCACAGAGGAAGAATGGCGATACTACCCATGGTACAACCTTTGTAGCAGCGATGAACTCGCCGAAAAGAGCAAGAAATGTAATCGAGACATATGCCGAAATCTAACAGGCGAATACAAGACCCAATATTCAGCCTTAGCCTGTGCGAACTCGAATGATGTCCCCTCGAATTTGACTGCGCACGTAGGTTATCGCCTTTATTTTAAGAGCGGCATGCTTGCGAACTATGCAGGAAAGCAATTCATCGACCTGTGGATGGATTTCTACCTAATCCGCAAATAAACCCGCCTGGGGAGGGTTTCGGCTCTCCCCATTTTATAACCTCAAAAAATAGTAAAGACAATGAACAATGTAACAATCATCAGACCCAGCACACGTGAAGAATGGCTCGAAGTACGCAAGAGCGGTATCGGCAGCAGCGAGGTGGCAACAATCGTAGGACTCAACCCGTGGGAGACCCCCTACCAACTATGGAGACGCAAGACAGGACTCGACGAGCCGAAGCAGGAGAACGCAGCCATGCGAAACGGACACCACCTCGAAGACGCTGTCAGCCGAATGTGGTACGATGCCACAGGACGCGAAATCATCAAGCGCAGCGCGATCGATTGGATTATCCGGGACAACGACCGCCCCTACCTCCAAGTAAGCCCTGACCGCACCTATTGGCTCGGAGAGAGCCGAAGCCCGGAAGCAAAGGGAATCCTCGAAATCAAGACCACGCGCATGAAAGTCGACCCCGACGACCTCCCGAAATATTGGTTTGCACAAGTGCAGTACCAACTCGGTGTCGCCGGATACACGCAAGGAAGCCTCGCATGGCTCTCCGCAGGTCAAGGCTTCGACTTCGGATACCAAGACCTCAAATCAGTGCCGGACTTCTTCGCATGGGAGGTCGAGGAGGTCGAGAGGTTCTACACAGACTGCATCCTCGGAGGGAAAGAGCCAAACGCCACCTCGGTCAAGGACGTGCTCCTCAAGTACAACCGCCACACCGACCGCAAAATCATCGAGTGCAGTGACGAGGTCTTCGAAGCATACCAAAAGCTCAAAGATGTGCGCAAGGAAATAGACGCGCTCGAAGAACGCAAGGAAGTCCTCGAAGCCACAATCAAGATGGCATTTGCTGACGCGGAAGCCCTCTCCTACGGTGGAGACACAATAGCGACGTGGAAAGCCCCAAAGCCCAGTCCGAAATTCGACGCTAAAGCATTCCAAGCAGACCACCCCGACCTCGCAAAGCCATACATTCAGACAACGCAAGGAGCAAGACGCTTCCTTCTGAAATAAACCAATACAGATAGGGTATGATTAGCATTTCCAACGCCGATCGAAGCAAAGCTGTCGAATTCTTAAGAGCCTACGCTTCCATGCTCCAAGAAAAGGGAGTGCGCACCACCAAACTGCTGAACGAGCGGAGAATGGCACTCAACCTCGCCAACAAGTTAGACCGCAAGAAGCCGTCCCCGGTGGACTCAACACCCGACAGGAAGCAGACACGCTCCGAAAAGTAATTGCATAGCAAGCATGACAAGGAGCAAATAACCGAAACGACAACTAAAATGACAACAACACAAACTCCGCACATGGGTGGGAAATCCGAAAGTCCTCCTGACGCGACAGTAGTGCGTGGTTAGCCCTACATGCGGAGTTTTTAAAAACAACCCCAATGATTACACTCCGGGAGAACCAAGAAGAACCCATACGCAAGGCAATCGAATTCTTCAAAGAGAAGAACCCGAAGCCAAGCCTTATAGTCCTGCCGACGGCATGGGGCAAGTCAATCCTTACGGCTTTTGTTGCGAAAAATACCGATGATAAATTGCTTGTATTGCAGCCGTCCAAGGAGTTGCTGGAACAAAATTTTAATAAATACATGACCCTCTTTGATTGGTTTGGTGGGAACGCCGGAATTTACAGCGCGTCCTTCGGCAAGAGGGAGATAGCGCAAATAACATACGCTACAATCGGCTCAATCAAGAACCTCGGCGAAGAATTCAAGAAACGTGGCTTCACGAAGATGCTCATCGACGAAGCGCACCTCTACCCACGAGAGTCGGACTCTATGCTCGGAAAATTCCTCAAGGAAAGCGGTATCACGCACGTCCTCGGAATCACAGCAACCCCAGTCAAACTACAGACGAACCGTGACCGCTCCGGGCAGACGTTCTCCAAACTTGTAATGCTGACAAGCCGGAGCAAGAAAGGAAACTTCTTCAAAGACATTATCCACGTCGGTCAGATTTCCGAGATGGTGCGTCTTGGCTTTTGGAGCAAACTTAAATACCAAGCCGCAGGGTTCGATGACAGCCTCCTCGTCTTCAACAGCAGCAAGAGCGAATACACCGAGGACAGCGTACAACGCGCATACGACGCAAACGGCGGCTCAGAAGCCCTCCTACGCGCTCTCGACAGCATACCCGACCGAAAGCACATCCTCGTCTTTACACCAAGCGTAGCGGACGCAATAGCCCTCTCCGAGCATTACCCGAATTCCGGGGTCATTTACGGAGACATGGACAAGGCACAGCGAGAGCAGACCATAGCCGACTTTAAAGCCGGAAGACTCCGTGTCATTTTCAACGTCCGGGTTCTTTCAACAGGCTTCGACTACACCGGGATAGACTGCATCATTCTCGGCATTTCCACAGCCTCAATAGCCCTCTACTACCAAATCATAGGACGCGCCTCCCGAATCCAAGAGGGCAAGGAAGACGCGCTGATTTGGGACTTCGGCGGCAACGTGGCTCGGTTCGGCAAGGTAGAAGACATAACCTTCGAGCGGGGCAAGATGTGGCGAATGTTCGGCACAGACGGTCGTCTTCTTTCCGGCATTCCTATCGACCAAATCGGCAAGTACACGAGAGAGGATACAATCGCCGTGGACAACAAGCAAGAGCCGCCGATCGAAATAATGCCCTTTGGCAAATACCAAGGGGAACGCATTAAAAACATACCCCTCAATTACAGACAATGGATGTTGCGCTCCTTTGATTGGAACAGTCGCAACGAAAGACTACGCAAGTCCATTGTAGCGACACTTTAATTCAGACCCCGATATGGCACGAAAAAATAAAAATGATGCGGAATATTTTCCTCACGACGCAGATATGAGGAACGACATTAAGGTCAAAGCACTGCGCCGGAAATTCAGCCACACAGGATACGCTGTGTGGTGCTTTTTCCTTGAAGCATTAACTGACAGCGAAGACTTCGAGATAGAGTACACCGAGGTCACGCAGGAACTGCTCGCCACAGATTTTGACGTGCCTGTCGAGGAACTTAGAGAGATTGTGGATTACAGCGAAAAAATAGGTTTGCTCCAACACGAGGGGGAGAAAATCTTCAGCAACGCTCATAAGGCACGGTTTGCACCTCTACTCGAAGCAAGAGAGCGACGCAGACAAAGAGCAGCAGAACGAGCCGAAATCAACCGAATTAACGGACGCAAGGGAGGTAACCCTAATTTCAGAAAAGGACAACCGAACCCCTACTATAAGACAACCGACTCGGTTATGGAAGATAACCCAAACATAACCGAAATTGATGCAGACATAACCGAAGATAACCCTAAAGTAAAGGAAAGCAAAGTAGAGCAAAGTAAAGTAAAATCAAAAGAAACCCCTAAAGGGGAAAAGAAAACCGCCTCGCGTTTTTCCGCCCCCACGGTTGATGAGGTTAGGGCTTACGCCCAAGAAAAGGGCTACAACGTGGACGCGGAGCATTTCGTGGATTACTACACCTCCAACGGATGGAGAGTCGGGCGAAATCCGATGAAAGATTGGAGAGCCACCGTCCGCACATGGGCATCACGAGACCGGGCGCAGAACACAGCCGTACAAGGCACACAGAGCCTCGGTGTTGGCGAATTCATCAACAGCAAAGGAGTACGCACCTACGGCACGAGCGGACAGCCTGTGCCGCAGGACGCACCGCCAAGACCATCAGATGCGCACTATTGGAGTGACAATTCAAAAAGATGGGAGAAAACACTATGAGCAATTTAGATTTTGAAAAATTCGGCATCGACGTGAGCCGACTGAACAGCCACGCCACAAATGCCAAGACATACTGCCCCCAGTGCCGCGACCAACGGCACAACAAGCGAGACAAGAGCCTCTCGGTCAATATGCGCACCGGGATGTTCAAATGCCATTACTGCGGTTTTTCCGGCTGCGCAGCAGTCCCGTCGGATAGCGAGAAACAACAGTGGATGGAGCGACAGCCGTGGTTCAGACCCACACAGATACGCAGGGCAAAGCCTGAATACAAGAGACCGACACCGAAGCCTCACGCACCCATGAGCGACAGGGCTCTCGCGTGGTTTCAGAGCCGTGGGATAAGCGCAGCCACCCTGCAAGCCATGAGAGTGACCGAGGGCATGGAATGGATGCCGCAGAAGAACGGACAGGCGAACACAGTGCAGTTCAACTACTACCGGGACGGACAACTCATAAACACCAAATACCGCACAGGAGACAAGTGCTTCAAGCTATGCTCCGGCGCGGAACTGATACCTTACAACATCGACGGCATAAAGGGAGAGCGCGAATGCATCATAACCGAGGGGGAGATGGACGCGCTCTCTTTCTTTGAGGTCGGACGGCACGACGTGGTCAGCGTCCCAAACGGAGCAAATGCGAACCTCGACTACCTCGACGATTTCATAGCGGACTACTTCGACGACAAGGAAACCATCTACATCGCGGTCGATACCGATGCAAAGGGAGTGCTTCTCCGGGACGAACTCCTGCGACGCTTCGGAGTGGACAGATGCCGGGTGCTTGATTTCGGAGAGGATTGCAAGGACGCAAACGAACATCTTATGGCGCACGGCAAGGAGAGCCTCCTGCGCTGCCTTACGGAAGCCCCGGAAATCAAGGTCGAGGGAGTATTCACGGTCTCGGATTTTGAACAGAGCCTCGACGCAATCTTTGAATTCGGATTGCAGAAAGGAGTGACAATGGGACACGAGCCAATCGACAGACTCATCAGCTTCGAGACAAAGCGACTCTGCATGGTAACAGGCTATCCCGGAAGCGGAAAGTCGGAATTCATCGACGAGATGGCAGAGCGACTCAACATGAGGTATGGGTGGCGTTTCGCATATTTCAGCCCGGAGAACGCTCCTCTCGCATACCACGCAAGCAAACTGATTGAAAAGTTCACAGGAAAGCACTTCGACCAAAAGCACCTCACATTCGGAGAATACAAGCAGGTCAAGGAACACCTCGAAAACAACTTCTTTTTCATCATGCCAAGCGACTACAAGGTGGATACAATCCTCGAAAAGGCAAAGTACCTCGTCCGGCGCAAAGGCATCAAGGCTCTTGTCATAGACCCATACAACAGGCTCGAAGACGAGAAAGGCGGACTGAAAGAGACCGACTACATCAGCCTCCTGCTTGACAGGCTGACCAACTTTGCGCAGCAGCACGATATCCTCATCATTCTGATGGCGCACCCGACCAAACCTGCTAAGAACCGCGACGGAAAGATAGACCCACCGACGCTCTACGATATCAGCGGCTCGGCGCACTTTTTCAACAAGGCAGACTTCGGCATTGTGGTACACCGGGACAGAATCAACAACACGGTGGAGATACGCATCGAAAAGGTCAAGTTCAGACACCTCGGAGAACCGGGAACGGCACTGATGAAATACAACCTCAACAACGGACGCTACACGCCATATTACGCGGAGCAGGAGCCTCAATGGGACAACACCAACCATCTTGTCGAGGAAGAACGCAGACGCGCAGAGGACGCAGCGGAAGCGGCACGATTTGATTTTAACGACCCGGACTTCTGGTCGCAATCAGACGAAGAAGCACCATTTTAACACGACTCACAATGGAGATATCAGAATATTATACGCTAACCCCGGAACAAAGAGAGAAGACGATACGATACATGGCGCAACATTCCATAAACAGCTACGAAGCCCTCAAGAAAGTGGCAAAGGTTATAGACATAGCAGGAATCCGTGCCGTGTCTCCACACAACAGAATAGTCTTCGCGCAATTACTTCGTGACGTTCCCCATTGCAAAATCTTATGAGACCACAAAGCACAGGAATCGTGGAACTCCACGACAGCAAACAGAAAGAGCGCGGCTTCGGCTGCATGAAGCTGATAGAATTCCTCACAGCAGACGGAGTGACTGAATGGGAGCAGTGGCACGGAGCGCACCTCCAAGCCGCAGCCGGACAATGTCCGTACACAGCGCAATGCCCAATCCACGCTCGGAGCATTGACCGCGCACTCAACGACCCAAAGAGAGCAATACAATATACCCTCAATTTTGATTAAAGACATCAGCATGGAAACAATCATCAGCACCTGCGGCTGGGTTCTTTTCGGAACAATAGCCCTCGCAGTTTTAGCGTTTGCAGCCGCTTGTATTTGGGGCGCGACTTTCCTCGGTTACCACCTCTCCACGAGGTTTATAAGGGAGCGTAGGCATTGGAAAAAGGTCATACGCACAGGCAACCACCGAATGGTGCAATACGCAGCCATCATCATGAGCGACAGGCTCGGCTACGGAGAGTCAGCCACCCTAAAGGAGATAATCAGAGACACAACCAACAAAATAAACAACAAGACAAAATGAGTAACGAGCAGCCATCATTTGAGACAATCAAGAGCAAGCTACGCAAATTGCAAGCTCTCGCGGAGAGGGGATATAAAGGCGAAGCAGAAGTAGCAAAGAGAATGCTCGACAAACTCTGCAAGCAGTACGGAGTGAGCCTCGACGAGGTTCTCGATCGAGAGAAAAAGAGCCGATATCGCTTCAACGTTGGACGCGCAAAGATTTACCTCAACCTTTTCATGCAGTGCTATGCAAACGTGACCGGGGAAAAGGAACTTCGGTACATCAAGAGGTCAAACAGCGAAATCTCGGTAGAGCTGACAGCCTACCACTACGCGGAAATCGCTAACCTTTTCTTTTGGCACAAGGAAAACCTCAAGAAAGACATAGAGAACGCACAGCGGCTTGTATTCGAAGCCTACGTTCAAAAGCACCGCATTTTCAGAGACCGCAGCAACGACCCGGAAGACCAAGAGGACGAAGAACAGGAACGCAAGCCAATCGACCTCGCGCGTCTTCAAGCAATCGTGGCAATGATGGACACCCTCAATGACAACACCTTCCACAAGATGATAGAGAAATAACAGAAACCAAAATCCAACCAATTATGACAGTAAAAATCATCATCGAGACCACCGACTCCGCAGGACAAATGGACGTAGAATGTCGCGTCCTTTATGTGGAGAATGGGCAACAACTCGAAAAGAGAATAGACAGTATCATCTCCAACCTCAAGGCTGATGGCTACAAGAGAGCCGTCCTCCGCGATTGCTTCAACCTCGAATACCCGGACTTGTTCCAACGAGGATAAGGCAACCCGACACAGCCGCAGCAAAAAGGTATGACCGCACTTGACCCGGAGACACTGCCACATCGATAGACGGGAAGCAGAGCCTACCCTGTAAGCACCAAAGCCCGGCAGTTCAGCACGAGATGCACAAGGGGCATAAACGGCGAGGGAAAGCGAATCAGCGGCACATCGGGAAGCCCGAACAAAAATAAAATGAACATAAACCAAAGACCCCAAGAACGAAAATGGCAAATTACAGCATCAAGACCGACCTGCTCAAATTGCAGGGAGCATTCGTGACAAACATCAAAGGCAAGACAGCGACCAAGAAATGCCTTTGCATTCCGATCGACGAGAGCGGACTATTCCTCGGCGAAAAAGGTTGCTATCTCAACATGACCGCAATCGAGATGCAGAACCCCCAATACTCCGACACCCACTGCATCAAAGTCTCCCACAACCGAGAGGTGTACGAGCGCATGAGCGACGAGGAACGAGCAGCACAGCCAATCATCGGAGGACTCCACGTCCTCGCCAAGAAGCCACAGGCGGCAGTGGACTTGTCGCAGAGCAATCCGATGTACGCGCAGACTGAGGAAGACCTGCCGTTCTGAAATCGCCAAACAACCAAGCCGGAGAACTGGGCAGACAGGGGGAGCAATCCCCCGTTTGTCGTGTATAGCCGGAAACGCGCAGAAATGCCCCAAATTTCAACGAAACAATGAAAACCAAGCAAACACCCACGAAAGCCAAGAAAACGCGGCAGACGAAGCCACAGCCCCCACAGTCGGACTTTTTTACAACCTTGTGCCGCTCCGACTTGAAAACGGAGTGCGTCAAAGAGTACAAGTTCCACCCCACACGCAGATGGCGGTTCGACTATGCAATCCCGGAACACAAGATAGCACTCGAAGTCGAGGGCGGAGTGTGGACAGGCGGACGGCACACCTCCCCGAAAGGCTTTCTCAACGACATGGAGAAATACAACACAGCCACACTGATGGGCTGGCGCGTGTTCCGCACCATTCCCGACGAACTGCACACCAACGCAACCCTGCAAATGCTCCGCACGGCAATGGAAACGAGCGCAGCCACCCCTAATGGATTGATTGCGCCCACAAAGTGATTACAACACAATCATTTTTAAGTAACTTTGCAGAAAAGAAAGGATTATGAAAACCGAAACAATCAAACTATCCCAAATTAACGTCAACGCCCGGAATCCGCGCTCTATAACGGACTCGCAACTTGCCCGATTGGTAAAGAGTCTCCTTGTGTTCCCGGAGATGCAGAACCTGCGCCCGATTGTGATAGACGAGACGTACACCGCACTCGGTGGCAATATGCGATACCGCGCACTGACTGCAATCTCGCAGAAGACCATAGAGGAAATATCGGACATCTTGCAGACCGACAGCAAAGGCTTCGGAAAGAAGACCGCTATGGAGCAGGAGCGCATCATTCAGCACTGGGCGGATTGGCTCGAAAACCCCACAGCAATCATTGTCAGAGCCAACGAACTGACGGAAGCGCAGAAGCGCGAATTCATCATCAAGGATAATGTCGGCTTTGGAGATTGGGACAACGACATTCTGACTGAAGACTTCGACCCCGGAGAGTTGATAGATTGGGGTCTCGGAGACCTCGACGAAGACCAAGCAGAAGAAGACGCAGATGAGGACGACTTCACGGAGGAAGACGCAGCCAATGCCCCGACACGATGTCAACCGGGCGATGTGTGGCTTCTCGGACGGCACACGCTCATGTGCGGAGACAGCACCAAAGAAGCCGACGTGGCAAAACTGATGGGCGGAGAGCAAGCGCACCTCCTGCTGACCGACCCTCCCTACAATGTGGACTATCAAGGCGGCACAAAGGACAAAATGAAGATAGCCAACGACAACATGGACGATGTGGCGTTTGTACAGTTCCTACTCGCCGCCTTTAACTGCGCCGTTCAAGCCATGCGCCCCGGTGCGGCTTTCTACATTTGGCACGCTGATATGAAGGGCTGGGAATTCCGCTCCGCACTCAAGGAAGCCGGACTGACCCTACGAGAAACGCTGATATGGGTAAAGAACGCGCTCGTCCTCGGAAGACAGGACTACCAGTGGAGACACGAGCCGTGCCTGTATGGGTGGAAAGACGGAGCGGCACACTACTTCATCGACGATCGAAGCCAAAGCACCGTGATAGAGGACGCAGGAGTGGACTACCGCAAGATGAAGAAAGACGAACTGCTGAAGCTCGTACTTCAACTCACGGACGTGTCCACCCCGAACACGGTCATCTACGAAGACAAGCCGACCAAGAACGACCTGCACCCCACGATGAAGCCCGTCAAGTTAATGGCGCGACTAATCAAGAACAGCACCCGACAGGGAGAACTCGTACTCGACCTTTTCGGAGGAAGCGGCTCGACCCTTATCGCGTGTGAGCAAATAAACCGCTCCTGCTGCACTATGGAATTTGACCCCAAATACTGCGACGCTATCCTTGCCCGATGGGAGAAACTCACAGGAGAGGAAGCAGAGCGAATAACCCTTTAACAACTACCGACAATGAGCAAAATGCAGACACAACGGCGCAACCAAGCCAAACTCGCACGGCTTGAGATTGTCTCGCAGTTATTCCTGCGGCAGTATTCCGTGCGCCAAATCCGAGCCGAGGTAATGAAGCGGCTCAATCTTGAGACCTACTCCGTGGCAACGGTTCAGAACGACATCAAGACCATACTCGAAGAACTGCAACAGCAGCGGCTCGACCATGCCGAATACGCATTGCAGCTCGAACTTGAACGTATCGACGAGACCTGCCGTGAACTATGGGCGCAATGGGAGAAATCCAAAGAGGACTACGTCCGCACCGCGAAGAAGCGCAAGGGTGTCCCCACATTCGGAGACGAGGGTGGCAAGATGAAGACATCGAGCATAGAGACCAAGGAACAGACTGTCGTCGGTCTTGGCAACGTCGCTTATATCTCCGAGATACGTCAGCAACTCCAAGAGCGACGCAAGCTGCTCGGACTTTATGCCCCGGAGAAGAAAGAGGTCGCCGGGGAGATTTCCTTTGCAAATCTGCTCATGGAGAGCGGAATGCTCGACGAAGCCGAAGCCAACAGCGTGGAATTCCCCAAATGAGCCACGCTGTCGGCTTTTATCGCTTCGGGTGGCACAACCGCCCACAACAGGACGCGGAAGCCCACAGACGCAAAATTTGAAGAAAATTACTCCGCATTTCAGCAATGGCAACACAACGAGACTTAATCCTCCGGCAAAGGGGCATTGATTTACTTAATTCATGGCGGCAGGATTGGAACAAATTCATCAGAGAAGCACTGGGTGCGAACCTCGACAAGGAACAACAGGCAATCGTGACCTCCGTGCAGCACAACCCCCGAACATCGGTAGCGTCCGGCACAGCACGAGGAAAGGACTTTGTCGCGGCTTGCTGTGCGGTCTGCTTCCTTTACCTGACTCCGCGATGGAACAGCAAGCGTGAACTGATCGAGAATACGAAAGTCGCGCTCACAGCCCCAACCGACCGACAAGTAAAGAACATTATGATGCCGGAGGTCTCCCGTCTCTGCAAGCGAGCCAAGCAGCGCGGCATAGACCTCCCCGGCAGCATCAACCGCTACGACATACGCACCAACAGCGAGGAATGGTTCTTAACAGGCTTCAAAGCGGACGAGAACAACCACGAAGCGTGGTCGGGCTTTCACGCGGTGCATACGATGTTCATCATCACGGAAGCGTCCGGCGTTGCAGACAATATCTTCAACGCTATCGAGGGTAACCTGCAAGGAGACTCCCGAATACTGCTTGTCTTCAACCCCAATACCCCAATCGGCTATGCCGCCCGAAGCCAAAAAGGGGAACGCTGGGCAAAGTTCCGGCTCAACTCGCTGACTGCCCCCAACGTGACCCAAAAGCGCATCATCATACCCGGACAAGTGGACTACGAGTGGGTCAAGGACAAACTCGACCAATGGTGTACCCCGATACGAGAGAACGAGGTACAGGCGGAGATGGACGATTTCGAGTTTGAGGGACAATGGTATCGCCCGGAGGATTTATTCAGAAAGAAAGTCCTCGGCAAATTCCCAAAGGTCGGAGACGATGTGCTGATACCGCAGCAGTGGATAGAGGAAGCGCAGGAGCGATGGATACGGAACAACGGCAGAGAGCCAATGGAGCGCGACGGAGAACCCCGTGTGCTTGGTGTGGATGTCGCCGGTATGGGACGAGACGCAACGTGCTATGCGGAACGCATGGGCGCATGGTGTCCCGGCTTCGACTGCCACAACTCCGGCGGCACGGCAGACCACATGGAGGTAGCCGGGAAGATTGCAGCATGGAGACGCAGATACCCCTACGGCTTCGTCAGCATAGACACCATCGGAGAGGGCGCAGGGGTTTACTCGCGCTGCCAAGAGGTCGATAGCACCCACAACATCATCAGTTGCAAATACAGCGAATGGGGTGGCTACGACCCGGACAGACTGCGCGACATTACAGGAGAGTACCGCTTCGTGAACATGAGGGCATACTTGTTCTGGTGCGTCCGGGATTGGCTCAACCCCAAAAACAACACAGGAGCAATGCTGCCGCCCGACGCAGCATTTATCGAGGAAGCCACGGAGATACGGTGGTTCTTCCGCTCTGACGGCAAGATACAGATAGAGCCAAAGGAAGACATCAAGAAGCGACTCGGACGTTCTACCGACCGCTTCGACGCACTCGCCAATACGTTCTATCCGCTCAACAAGCGCAGAACCATAGACATAAGCCGACTGCAAAAATTAGTTTAACAGCATAACGCCCAAACGACAAATGCCAAAAATCAACGACATTCTCGGCGCACCGACGACCGAGCGAGAGCGAATAGCCGCTCTCAAGCAAAAGACAGTGAACGTCCCGGCATGGGGCGGAAGAAAGGGATTGCAGATGCAATACGACCCGACCAAGCACCCGGTAATGGACAGACAGCTCTACCCGGACATCGTGCGTGATGACGGAGTGGAGCGAGTGACGCGAATAGCCCTCGCCTTTCAGAAACTCGCAGCCAAGCGCATGAGCGAACTCGTCTGCGGCATTCCTGTGAAACGCATCTACAAGCCGGAGAACAATAAACAGAAGCAGGCAGCGTCAGTGATTGAAAAAATTTTTGATCGCTGCCGAATTAACAGCGTGAACACGGAACGCTTCAAGCAACTCTACGCAGGGTGCGAGATTTTCACGCTTTGGTTCGCCGTGGAAAAGAAGAACAACATCTATGGCGTGAATAGCTCCATCAAACTCCGATGCCGGACATTCAGCCCCATGCTCGGAGACGAGTTGTACCCATTCTTCGACGATGACGGAGACATGGTGGCAATGAGCATAGCCTACCGCCGCAAGGTCGGCAGGAAGACAGTTCAGTTCTTCGATACTTACACAGACGGAGACGAGAGTCGCCACATCAAGTGGAGCGACGAGTCCGGGGAATGGGCTGTTGTGGAAGACGAGACAACAACCCTGCTCAAAATCCCCGGAGTTTACCAATGGCGCACAGAGCCGATATGGGAGGACACCTCCGACAACGTGTACGAAATGGAATGGTCGCTCTCGCGCAACGGTAACTATCTCCGGGAGAACAGCAAGCCCAAGTTTGTGGTATGCGCCAACGAAATCATTCAGTACGGCGACGAGAAAAGTCCAAACCAAGAATTCAAGTCCGTCATGCAGTACCCAACAGGTGCAAAGGCGGAATACGTCACATGGGCGCAAGCCACAGAGAGCCTCAAGTTCCACATCGAGACCCTGCGAAGCCTTTACTTCACGCAACTGCAGCTCCCGGATTGGAGCTACGAGAAGATGAGCCAACAGGCACTCTCCGGCGAAAGCCGCAAGCAGATGTTCATCGACGCAGAACTCAAGGTGGGAGACGAGAGCGGTGCGCTCATCGAATTCTGCGACCGAGAGGTCAATGTGGTCAAGGCTTACGCCAAACTCATCATGGGCGCAAGTTTCCACGCGGATATCGACGCGCTCCCGGTGGAGAACGTAATAACCCCGTACCGCATTACAGACCGCAAGGAACAGGTGGAGGTACTTATGACAGCCAACGGCAACAAACCCATCATGTCGCAGCGAGAGAGCATCGAAGCATACGGAGAATCCGACGATGTCGATAAAACGCTCGAAGAAATCAGGCAAGACGATATGGCTGACACATTCGAATTAACCGAGTAACAGCAAGAACTATGGCACGACCAATCAGACAACAACCCAAGAAGAAGCCGGAAGCACCCAAATACCGCTGCCGGGACTGCGCACATTCCTACGATTGGCAGAACCGCTCGTTCAATGACGGACATCTAATCCTTTGCCGTTGCCCCCACGACGCAAAGAGCCAACACGGAAAGTTCTGCAAGTTCCTCTCTGACTACCAGTGCGACCAATTTGTAAAACGCCCGACAACCGCAGAAGACCATGCCGAAGCCAACTGATTATGACAAGACCCATCTGCGGAACATGGCGGCAATCGGGACGCGAATAGACCGCATCTTCAAGAAAGCCGCAGAGGAAGCTGCCAAGATTGGTGTGTCGATTAAAGACCTCCCCGAAGACCGCATCTTCACGTTTGATGATTACCCTGCGACACAAAAGCAGATAGAGCGACTCATGACCGCTCTGCAGCAGTCAATGGAGACCACAATCGTGAACGGAGTGCGGTCTTCGTGGACTTTGAGCAACAACAAGAACAATGCCCTCGTGTCGCGCATTTTCGGCGACCGTGTCGGCGATTTGAGTAAGGAGCAATACAAACGCTACTTCTCGACCAATGGCGCGGCGTTGGAAGCCTTTCTGCAACGCAAAGAGCAAGGGTTGAACCTTTCCGATCGAGTGTGGAGATACACTACCGCATTCAAGCGAGAGATAGAGCTGGGTCTTGATTTGGGAATCCGTTCCGGGGAGAGCGCGGCGAAGATGACGCGCAGCCTCCGGCAATACCTACAGCACCCTGACAAACTCTTCCGGCGCGTCCGGGACAAGCACGGCAATCTCAAACTCTCCAAAGCAGCCGCAGCATTCCACCCCGGACGCGGAGTGTACCGAAGCAGTTACAAGAATGCCCGGAGACTTGCCGCCACAGAGACCAACATAGCCTACCGCACGAGCGACCACCTGCGATGGCAGCAGATGGACTTTGTCGTGGGCATCGAAATCAAACTGAGCAACAACCACACGCTGAATGGAGTGCCGCTGACCGACATCTGCGACACCCTCGCCGGACGCTACCCCAAAGATTTCAAGTTCGTGGGGTGGCATCCCCATTGCCGCTGCAAGGCGATAACCGTGCTTAAGACCGAGGACGAGATGGCGGAGGACACAAGCCGAATACTCGACGGACAACAGCCGACAAAGAACAGCGTGAACACCGTGCGCGACGTTCCTGCGGCTTTCAAGGATTGGATAGAGGAACGAAAAGACCGCATAGAGATGGGCGGAAACTTGCCCTATTTCATCAAGGACAACCGCAAGCGTGTGGACGCAATCCTCGGACATGAGCCGGAGGTTATCAAGTCGCCGCTTGAGATAGCCAAGGAACGGCACGAAGCACGAACTCCGGCACAGGCTGCAGCCATTCAGCAAGCATGGAATGAACGCAGAATCGCCAACATTCAGCAAGCTATCGCTGACGGATACCTCCCGAAAGAGTGTGCAGATGGTCTGTCCTCGCTTCCGCAGGAGCAGTTCAACGACCGCATCGCATTCTTGCAGAAACGAGCCGCTGCACACGCAGCCCGAACCCCGGAAGAAATACAGGCAATCAAGGACGCATGGGCAGCAAAGCAGAAGCGAGATGCCACGACCAAACTCATCGCCAACAATGTGCTCAAGGTGGCGCAGGATTGGCAGGAGGTGGACTTCTCCGCGCTTGAGAAGATAATCGCCAACAACGACCTCGGTGCGATGAGAGAGGAAGCCAAGAAAGTCGCACAGGCAATCAAGGCAATGCGAGACCAAGAAAAGGCACTCGCAGACCTTATCCCGGACGTACATGGGTGGCATAAGCAGTTCAGCATTGCAGAACTCAAGACCGTCCATAATTCCATTGAAGCCAAACTCGCAGAGTTCAAAGCCAAAGGCTGGGGAGATTTTGAGACGAAGACCAATGTCGCACACCTTAAGCATAGTCTCGAATGGCAAGCCAACTACATGGCGACCAAAGGGCAACTCAAATACAAGACCTGGGAGGTTGCGCAGAAGTCATATCTCAAACTTGTGGATAAGGCGCAAGACCTCATAGATTGGGACAACATAGCCACGGACATCTCAGCATTACAAGGGTTCAAAACTAAGAGTACTGAATTTGCTGATTTGCTTAACAAGGCTATCGAAGCGCAAGAAGCCGGGGACAAGAAAAAAGCCCAATTCTACGCCTACAATGCTGGACTTAAAAAGAGCGCACTCGAAGCCGCAAAAGCCAAAAGAGAAGCGGCTAAAGCTGCAAAGGCAGCAAGTGCAACAGAGGGCGCGGTCCGATTTGGAGACGAATGTTTTACCGAAGCTCGGAGAAAAGCCGCAACGATCTACGCTAATGCAATGGAAGCAGAACACAGCGGACTCTTTGATGAAGCATCACGGCTTTATCAAGCAGCTTCAGTTGCATTCAAAGAAGCCGCAGAGGATTATACCCTTGCTTCCGGCTACCTTACAAAATGGCTGCGAGGCATGGACGGTTATCTTGAATCGAGCCTAAGCTATGCCGAAAAAGCGGAACGTCACACAAGAGCGTTGTCAGCGGTTATAGGACAAGCAAAGCTCAAAAAAGACATGTGGCTATATCGAGACGAAAGGGCGGCATTCCTGCAATTAAAAGCTGGAGGGCTTGACCCCAACAAACTACAATCTCAAATCGAGGAATATAGCCGTAGAATAACTGCCCGGTACAAATCAAAGCACAAGAGAATGACCGCCAAGCTACAAAAGGAACTTGACGATAAGATTGCATGGTTCACGGATTGGAGAGCAAGACAACTTGTGGGCAAGCGCGGAATCGACCCGTCAATTCTTTCTTGTGGGTCACACAAAAACCACCACTTCAGTGGGACAGGCGGAGACAACAAGTATGGAATCCCAAAAGTGCGTCTTGAAATATACTGCCCACAAGGGACTCAAGCGTTATATGCCGCTCCTTTCAACCATTACAATGGCAAAATCAAGAGCGGAAAGTATTGGAATGGCACGAGCCACACAACATCAATTCTCGAAGCGGAAATCTTCTTGCAGAGAGACACTGAATTCCGAATCATCGAAGCAAGGTGGGATGCAGCCAAAGACCGATGGTTTATTAAGGTCGAGGTTCTCGGACATCGTGCGCGAGATTTCGAGATGGGAGCAACGCCACGAGGATACAAGGCAAAATTCAAATAGCAACAGCGAGGACGGAAGCAACAAAGCAGCCGTCCTCGCTTTCTTTTTTTGGGGTGCAATGGTTAGTGCCGTGTACTCTTCCAATCGGCATAGAATCGCTTCCAATCTTCCACAGAAGCCATCCCCTCGTTCCAATGCTGTAAGAGCTGATAAAGCGCAGCCTTAAGCCCAAGCCATACGCCGTCTGACTTCTCAAAGTCAATAAGCCCGGCGTTTCTGTATTGGTCCAATGCATCGGAGGAAACATCCGAGAGAGCCTCAGTCTCCGCTTCCGCGATTTCACGAGCGACCCAGTCCTTCTCCACCATCCACAAATAGGCAGGAGCATAATCCTTGAAAGGGTTCTCCTTTTCGCCACGATAATAGCGGCACTGTTTCAGTAGTTCAGATTTCATAACCAAAGCGTTTACTAAATTCAACAATCACGTCTATCATTTCAGCCGGGAGCAAGGATAAGGCTCTCTTCTTGATGTCATGAGGGATACCCCACCGAGCCTCGGCAAGAGAACCGACAATAGCACAGAGCGTGTCGGAGTCTCCACCATACTCCACTGCATGGCGTAAAGCCGACTCAAAGTCCGCAGAGACCATGCAGATATGGAAAGCGAGAGGAACGCAGCCCTGACACGTCTCATCGAACTCGCCACGAGGGGGCAGATGCATAACCCAATCCTCCCCATAAGACTGCTCCACGAGGTCGGCAACAGAGCCGGAGATGAACGACGGCAGACGCTCGGTGCGCAGACGGTAGATGGCTTGAGCCACGACGGAAGCACCGATAAGACCCTCAACATGATTGTGGGTCGGAGCAGCCGAAGCGAGAGCAGCACGAAGCGTCTCGGCTTCCGAGTCAAACGCCCACCCACAAGGAGAGACACGCATTGCGGCTCCGTTGCCCCAAGAGTTATACGGCATGGGATTTATAGCATGAAGCCATGCATTGAACGAGCCTCCATACGCACCCTTCGGGTTCGGATACTTGCGTCCCCACCGTTGGAGGGCAGAACCGAAACTCTCCCCAGTCAGCAGAGCGTCCGCCACCGCAATGGTGCAGATGGTATCGTCCGTAAATTCGCACCCCGGAGAAAACAGGGGTTTGTTTCGGAATGTTGTCACGTTGGCAAATTCAAATGGCGACCCAACGATATCGCCGATAATTGCTCCTAACATAAGCGGTTCAGAGTTTAGAGATTACAAAGTTACTTCATTTATTCGAGAAACGGCACAGATGCCGCCAAATTTCGCCCGTGTGCCACGTTTGAGCCGCGAGACAGGGAAACACCCATTAAAGCGGACTAGCGCGAAATTAGCGGCACTTCTGACGCTTTGAGAAGACCTTCTCGCGCTTAATGATACAACGCTTTCCGGCGAAAGCAGAGCCATCCGGCACTTTAAGGTTGTAGAGATGACCGAGACCGCAGCCAATCTGCTCCACAGAGAAGACCTCGAAGATGGCGGCAAGCGATGAGAACAGGAAAAACTTCTGCCTCGGCTTCGACGGCAGCGGTGCTGCGAAGAACAGCACGGAATACACATAGCGGTCTGCGCCGCTTTCTTTTTGGCTTTCGCCGGGAGTTTTGACTGAGTCCATTTTTTCGATTTTATGCCACCACACCGAGATTACAGGCGATAACCCATAACACAAGGCAGGGCGGCTTTTTTGTAGTGCGTAAGCACTATTTTTGTATGGTTATAACATAACCAATACCGTTACTTTACTTTACTTTTCTTTACTATGGTTATCTTCGGTTATCTTTCGGTTATGTCGAGATAACCCAAACATAACCGAAGATAACCGAAGACATAACCAAAAGATAACCCATTCGGTTATCAGTCGGCAGGAATGATAGAGGATTGAACGTGGAGAGCCACCCACCGCAGCTCGTCCTCCGAAAGAGCATCCCCCGGATAGAACTCGCCCTCAATTTCATTCTCCCCACGCTCCTCGACAGGGGTGCGGAAGAACTCATGAGCGTGGCGCACATAGGACAGCACGGTCGGAGACAGCGGCAGGACAATCTCCGTGGGGTCGAGGTCGGCAACGACAGACAGGCGGAAGACAGCCTCGGTGGTTTGCTCGGCGAAGTCTTCAAGACATTCAGCCGGATTATGATGCTCCCAAAGAAAGTTCTCAAAGCGGAGCATTTCAGAGTTGCGTAATTTTGATTTTTCCATAACGATCTAATTTTTAAAAGTTGCAAGAATGGAGTTTGCTTTTTTGCGTACCCAAGCCCGGAGGTCTTCCATGCTCCAAGAGGAAGCCGAAGCAGGGAGATGGCGAACCCATCGGTGGCGTTTGGGGTCACTCCCGAAGCAGAAGAAAGCATCGGAATAGGAGAAAGAGACAACGAGATACGGCAGTGGGTGCTCTTGGATATCATCGCGGAGAGCGCGACGTTCCTCCGGGTCAGCTCCAATTATGAGTTGAGCGAGAACGGAGGAAGACGAGAGTGCATAGGCAGAAAACATGATGCAGTGGGCGTTAAAAGTTTGCTTTGAGTTTCAGAAGACGGAGACACTCCTTCAGTTCGCTATCGGTGTACTTGCTCGCCATTTCGAGAGACACACAATTGAGGTCAGCGGCGATTTTTATCGCACGTTCCCGGCTGACTTTCGGGGTTGATTTACGAGGTTTCATATTTTGTAGTTTTGAGATTATTTGCGGATAGAGACAAGGCGAAGACCTTCAAGGCGAAATTCAAGTTCTTCATCAGAGAACTCAGTGGAAAAGAACACACCGGGTTTGAGTCCATCCCAAGAAGCCGCTTCTTCGGTTCGTACCCATTCGACCACCACTCCGTGGTTGTGGGCGAAAGCAGAAAATACAAGGAGAGGAGTTGCGGAGGCGATAATTGCTTCAACGCGGGATTTTATTTCTTGCAGAGTCATTGCGAAAGAGATTTGAATTATTTGCGATAGAATGAGAACTTGATGCCACGGCGCAGCTTGCATACGGTTTTGTCATTTTGAATGTCGCGTTCTGCACGGTCGAGGAACTTATTGAACATCTCCACGCCGATGAGAGCGATAGCCCCGGACACGCCGACAAGGACATTCACTTTGCAACCATCGGGAGCAATCCCGTTCACTTTGATGAGATAGTTGCGATTGATGTAAGATGTTGAGTAAGAGAGTGCAGAAGCAGATGAAGAAACTGATGCCATGACGATAAAGTTTTTACGGTTGAACATAGATTACAGAAACACCTTCAGAAGCAGCGGCGGCGACCGCAGCACGACGTGCCTGTGCATAAGTACCGTCGAACCAACGGCACTCCTCCGGGTTGCACACATTCGGGTGCTTTACACCGAAACCGAAAGCCCAAGAGCCGCGACCTTTCGGTTCACGACCATGAGAGAAGACAAACTCGGAGGTGTTGACGCTAACTTGATTTTTATTTTTAGTTTCCATAACAGAGCGGTTTTAATCGGCTGTGAGCCTTTCGTTTAACTTGATGATGCAAAGTTACATGAACTATTTTGAAAATACTTCATCTTTTCGCAGAAAAATTAACTGAACAGAATATTTTTAACTCTTTTATGCTTATGCCGGAGGAAGTGCTAAAAAGTGTTTTCAGACAAATTTTTAAGGCGAAAAACTTGCATATTTGTGATTTTATGGTAATTACTCCAAAAATATTATGTAACTTTGCATTTAACTAATCAGTATATCAACAACCATCGCGATGAAAAAAGAACTATTAGACGCGCTGAAAGCCAAATTTCCGGGGGTCAGCGACAACGTACTCGACAGGATAGCGACCAAGCTCGCGAAGACTGCCACAACCGCAGAACAGGTCAAGACCGCAGTAGAGGGAGTGACCATTCAGCAAGTCATCGAAAGCTACGGAGACAGCCGTGCGACCGAAGCGTCCAACACAGCGCGTGAGAACGCCGTCAAGGACTACGAGACTCGCTACGGGCTGAAAGACGGAGTGAAGACCAACACAGCCGGGGGCGAGCCGACAGGCGGCGCAACCAATCCAACCACCGGGGGAGCGGAAGAAATCCCTGCGTGGGCGCAGAAACTAATCGATCGCCTCGACGCACAGGACGCAGCCCGAACCACCGAAACCCGAAAGCAGAAACTTAATGCAGTCATCGAGAAGCTGCCCGAATCCATGCGAAAGGCATACGAGCGAATCCCCCTTGATAAATACAGCGAGGAAGAATTCTCGACAATGCTGGGCGAGATTTCGACTGAGGTCGAGGGCATCGCCAACGAGACTGCCGCAAAAGGGGCTGTATTCGGAAAGCCCTCCGCCAACAACGGCGGACAAACCACAACGGAGCTGTCAGACGCGCAGAAAGCCGCAATCTCGAAGCGAGAAGGCACTGCCGCAGAAGGACAGCAGCCCTTTTAAGTTCAACTCTAAAAACGCAGACAAATGGCAAAAATGACCGTCAAAAAGAGACGCGATGACTTGACACCCAAGTACGTCATCCACAAGGTAGCCGACGTGCGTGGTGGCGTTTCGGTGGCAGCATCGGAACTCGGTGGCAATTACCTCCGGGAGGGTGCAGTTCTAAGCGCACCCGTCGAGGGAATCACTCACGTCGTCAAGACAGGCGAGGTGGTCGCAGAGGTAGCCGCAGCCGACAAGACCATCAAGGTCTCCAAGTTCCACAACTTCAAAGTGGGCGACATCATCATGACCGCACTCAACGGAGCCGCTCACGCAATCACAGCGATCGACGAGAGCAGCAAGAAGTTCGACACAATCACGGTAAAGACCGCGCTCGGAGCAATCCCCCTCGGCGGCTTCATCGTGGAAGCCAAAGCCGAAGCAACCACAGACTCCGCGCTCAAATACGAGCCGCAGTCCATCAACGGCACAGGTCAGCCTTTCGACTCCAAAGCGAACATTCAGACCGACGCATGGGTAATCGGCGTGACACGTAACAACCCTGTCCCCGGCTTCATCGTCGACAAGCTGAAAGGAATCATAAACCTCTAATCCCGACAAGCAATGGCAACAGTAGTTGACACACTTATTCATGGGCTTAATCAGCAGATGGTGGAGACACGTCTCAACACCCTCGACATGAAGCCCTTCCTCTTCGGCACTTACTTCCCCGTGAAGAAAAGAACCGGGTTCAATTGGGAGACGCTGACCAATCAACTCGCCAAGAGGAACGTAGCCGCCGACCTCCACGCAGACAACGGCACTATCATCCGCAAGCGTCGTCCTATCTTCCAGAGCGCGAAAGGCGACCTGCCCTACATCGCAATCTCGCGTGAGATGACCCGTGCGGACATAAAGCGTTATCAGACAGAACGCGCCCTCGCCAAAGACGCTGACGCGACCGCCCTCGTTGAATTTTGGGGCGAAGACATCGACTTCTGCGCAATCGGTGTGCAGTCGGAACTTGAATACATCGCGTGGGTATTAGCTTCCAACGCAGGTGTCTGCAAGTTCACAACCACGACAAACGCCACCTTTGCCAACGAATTCGACCTCGACTACGACGTGGACGATGAGCAGAAAGTGACAGCCCTGACAGATTGGGGCGACCGCGCATCTGCCGACATCATCGGCGACCTTGTGAAAATCCGCGAAGACGCAAAGAAGCTCGGACGCAACCCCAAGTTTGCGTTTATCAACCTCAACGAACTCTACCGCATTGCGTCGGCAGACCAAATCATCAAGGCTTGCGCCTCGTTCGCATCGAATGCCCTCAATATCTCGCAGACCCCGAACCTCGCCCAAATCAACTCTATGCTCAAGGAACAGGCATGGCTGGGCGGTCTTCAGTTGCGAGTTATCGACCAAGACATCACACGCGAATTCGACGACAAGCCGGACATCACAGGCAACCCCTTCGCTGACCACCGCGTAATCCTTTCCGAGACCGAGAAGCTGGGCTCAACCCAGTACGACATTCTCGAAGACGATGACGCAAGCCACAGCATCATCCGTGCTGTCCGCGCCCACACAGTCATCAAGAAATACGGAACGATCGAACCGAAAGGCGAGGTCACTATCGGCGAAGCAGACGCAATCCCCGTCCTCGATACTGCATACCGCAACATCTACGTCCGCACCGACAAGACGGAGTGGGAGTAACAACCATCTGACGCGAAGCACCAATGGCAAACACCAATCTCGACGCACTCAAGAGCGTAAACGCTTACCCAATACCGCTGCGCACCCTCGTGGAGACAGCGGAACGGCGCAATCTTTCGCTTACCGCTGATGCCTCGCAGGAGAGTCTGAATAGCAAGGAATACCGCCTTGCTAAAGCAGACCTCCTGCTTTGGCTATCGCTTGCCCCGAACATCACGCAGGGCGGTCAGTCCTACTCGTTCACGGACGAGCAGCGCAAGCAGTTCAGAAAGGACGGACAAGCGATATATGATGAACTTGAGCCGGGTGCGAATGCCGTCGGCGCGACCTTCGGATACAAAGGAGACCGTCTATGATTATCGAAAACGGCACAATCGAATTCAAGCAGAAGACCACTGCGAAGATTGACCCGGAGACAGGCTACCCCGAAAAGCCGACCTCGGTCGGTTGGGGCAAGCCTATCCCTTGTCAATTCCTGCCAATCAACCGTAACCTCTTGGCGAAGACACTGGGCGAACCGATAACGAAAGCCACCTACACGGTGCTAATAGAGGAACAGCCCCTGCCGGGAGCCGAGCAACTGCGACTGAAAGACAGAGCCGGGAAAACCATCGGAGAATTCTCGCTGATTGCGCCGCCGGAAGCATTGGAAGCCGTCGCCGAAATCAAAATTTTAATTTGACCCCGTAAGAAGCCCTGTGTCGCGCTTGTTTTTTCGGGTGGAACAAGTACACCATTTGAACGACAAAACGCCACAGAGCGAAAATTCGGAGAAAATAACTCGGTAAATATGGGTATCGTTCAGAAGACACCAATGTCGGAAATCGACGAATACATTGCACAGCAGGTGGAGCGGATAATCAACGCCATCATCTACAACCTGCAATACGTCGGGGAGCGATGCCTTAACGCTGCAAGGGAGACCAACTCCTACAAAGACCAAACAGGCAACCTCCGCAGTTCGCTCGGATATGTCATCGCAAGCGATGGCAAGATAATTTATCAGAGCAACTTCGAGGTGGTCAAGCAAGGCGGCAGCGGAGCAAAAAGCGGAATCCAATTTGCAAAGGAGATAGTCCGGCAATTCCCGGAGGGCATCGTCCTCGTTGTGGTAGCCGGAATGAACTACGCAGCCCACGTCTCCGCGACCGGGCGAGATGTCATAGACAGTGCGGAACTCCTCGCGGACAAACTTGTGCCTCAAATTTTGAAACAACTCGGATTTATGTAAAACGACAATGGCAAAGACAGGAAAGCAGATACAAGGCGACATTCGCCGCCTCTTGAAAGACTCCACGCTTTACACGGAGATATCGGGAGAGGTGTACCGAAACGGCTACCGCCCACGCGACAGCCGCAAGGAGGATGCTGTCGTGACCTTTACTGCCGGACTGCCCGACCAAATCCAAACAGGTGTCGTGACCGTAAACATCTACGTCCCGGACATTGACCCATTCGGAAACGGAACATGGGTCGAGGACGGACGCAGAACCGAGGAAATGGAGAAACTCGCACAAGCATGGGCGGACAGCCTCACGGCAGAGGTCTCCTGCTACAAGTTCAAGTTGCAGCAAACCATCTACACGGAGGAAGCGACGGAGATAAATCAGCACTTCGTGGTTGTCAAACTGAAATACGAGTATTTCGGACACGACAACGCTCCGATAAAGACACCGCAGGACGCAATGATCGACGCTACAGACACAGACAATGATGACGGCTACTTCCCCTTGCTTGAGACCGAGGACGGAGCGGATGTCATCATCACACCAATCGTTCAAAAGTAATTCATTAACAACTTAATACAAAAGACTATGGCTTTACTTTCATGGGGTAAATGCGGAATCGAGACCACAACCTCGACCGACGGCGCACCTGCCGCCTCCGCTATGTGGAAAGAAATCGACGTCCCCAAAGACACAACCACCAAGCTGACCCCGACTGCCGGAACGGAGACCGAAGCCCTCGAGGAGGGTGGCGACCTCGTCGATTCTCGCACCGGGAAGAACAAGTATCAGTTCGAGTTCGACCATTTCGTCAAGAAAGGCAAGAGGCGAGCATGGGAAGACAACGACGGCATCATCGCCGGAGAACACGCCTTCCGCGTAACTCCCGAAGACGAGGAATGCGAGGGTATCCAAATTGACCGCTGTACACTGCGTGTCGAGGAGAGCTACACCACCGCCGACGGTATCATGCTTCACTATGTCGCTAAAGTCCTCAAGCCGAAGACTGGCAAGATGGTCAAGCCCTACTTCAAGAACGCGTCACAAGGAGTATCGGCGCAGTCTGATACGACAATCAAAAGCAAGTAAGCGCAAAACTTAATTCGATTTTGTTAGCGAGAGAGAGCGGATGGTTGCTCGCTGCGTACTCCCGGACGCAGAGGTCGTGGGTTCGAGTCCCACTCTCGCAACCAATTTAACCCGACAGCAATGGAAACAACTGAAGCAAAGGTCGCGCAGACCATACTCCAACAGGCCGTGGAAATTTCCATCGGCACAAAGACATACTCCGTAGCACCTCCGAGCGTAGCAACATTGATACTCGCTTCGGAGGTTGTCTCACGTATGCCCCAAGTACACCTTAACGAAGACAAGATAATGGAAGAATCCTTGTCGATAGCCAAAGATTGCCGTGAATTAGGCGAATTGGCTGCGATTTTGATATTGGGTGCAAAGCACATAAATGACCTCGAAGAACGCCGGGAGAAGCGAAAGAAACGGCATCTGTGGGGATTGTTCCATATGACCCATACCAAGGTAGTGATCGAGACTGCAAAGGATAGACTCAGCCGCGAATTGCTCGAAGATTTGACACCGAGAGAACTGCACAGCACCATTGCTCAAATCCTCCTCAAAATGCAGGTCGGCGATTTTTTCGGGCTTACCACTTTCCTGACAGAGATAAATCTGATACGCCCGACGAAAGTGGAAACCGCAGCGACAGCATCTGGGCAGTAGTAGCCGGAACGGTCAAGGCTTTCAACCTGCCGTTTGAATATGTCCTCTACGAAATGAGCTACGCAAACCTCACGCTTTATGGCGCATCGCTCCCGACCTACAAAAGCCCCAAAGACAAGCAAAAATGCAAAGGTGAAAAGCATGAGAATATCGATGCCGGAGACCCTAAAAACAAGGACAAAGTCCGTGCATTTCTTGACTCAATAGATTAGACGAAATGAACATCGACCAAGGTAGATTATTCTACGCGACAGGCATAGACAACTCCCAACTGCGAAGCGATGCAGCTGAGTCCCGTAACATCCTCCAAAGCATTGGCTCAACAGCCACGCAGGAGGGTGCTAACATTGATGCCGCCTTCGGCAAGATTGCGAAAGCAGCCGGGGGCGTTTTTGCTTTGAGCCAAATCAAGGAATTCACGAAGCACGTCATAACCCTGCGCGGAGAGATTGAGAGTCTCGAAATCTCGTTCAATACACTTCTCGGAAACGACCAAAAGGGTGCGGCAATGTTCAGCGAAATCCGACAGTTCGCCGTTCAGACCCCGATGATGCTTAAAGACCTTGCCACCGGAGCGCAGACCATGCTCGGCTTCAATATCGAAGCCGAAAAGGTTATGCCCATGCTCAAAGCGATAGGCGACATTTCAATGGGAGATGCGCAGAAATTCAACTCGCTATCCCTTTCCTTCTCGCAGATGAGCGCGACAGGCAAACTGATGGGACAAGACCTCCTCCAAATGATTAACGCAGGGTTCAACCCACTCTCGGTAATCAGCCAAAAGACCGGGAAATCAATCGGGGAACTCAAAGACGAGATGGAGAAAGGCAAAATCACGGTGGACATGGTAACCGATGCCTTTATTTCAGCCTCGTCAGCCGGGGGCAAGTTCTATGGAATGCTTGAAAAACAGAGCAAGGGTATAAATGGCGCGATTTCCAACTTGCAAGGAGCAATCGACGATATGTTCAACGATATGGGAACAGCAGCACAGGGCGCAGCCGTGGAGGTTTTGAGCGACGCTACAGCCATCGTCAAGCACTACAAGGAAATCGGAGAAATCCTCATGGTTCTCGTTGGCACTTACGGAGCATACAAAGCAGCCATCATCGCAACAGAAGCCGTGCGCAGGAGCGTTACTTCAATCAAGCACACAGACGAAGCTGCGCAACTCTATGCAGTTATGACTGCGGAGCAGAAAGCCAAAATCTCCAAACTCGGACTCGCACAGACCTCCGAAGCATATCGCGCTGCCGTAGTTGCGGAGATGCAGTCTGAGATGGCACGACAGACACAACTTGCACAAACAACCCAATTAGAACTTACAGCCGCGAGAGAACGTCTCGCCACTGCTGAAGCTGAAAAGGTCGCTGCCGCAGAGAAAGTAGCCTCACGACAGGCTGAACTGACCGCTGCCATTGAAGCGGCAACTGCCGAACACTCCGCATCGCTGACAAAGCAGATGGCAGTGGAAAGAGAAGCCCAAAGCCGTGCGGCTCTCCTTGCCGTTAAACTTGAGGAACAGAAGAACTCCCTCATTGCGCAGGCTCGTGCCTTGAAAGAAGCACACGCAAGCGCAGAGGTCATAGCAGCCAAGAACAAAGAAATTGCTGTTGTTTCAGAAAAACTCGCCGCCGCCAAAGCAGAGGAAATCCAACACGCACAGAATATCGTAGCCTTGCGAAAAGAAGCACAGGCTCAATTCGACGCGACCGCTGCCAAGAAAGTAGCCGCTGCGCAGACCGCTGTAGATACTGCGACCGAAGAGCTCAACACAGCCTCAAAAGTGCGGAACACAGCCGCTCGTGAGGTTCAGAGCAAAGCCGCAGCAGTCAATACCGCAGTCAAGAAAGCCAACACGATTGAGACAGCACTGGACACTGCCGCAGAGACCGCCAACGCCACCGCGACCGGGTTCTTGTCAGCGGCAAAAACCAAACTGACAGCCGTAGCTGCAAGATTAAACGCAGTCATAATGGCAAATCCGTGGGCTCTTGCAGCCGCAGCCGTGATAGCCCTCGGTTACGGCATATACAAACTTATAACTTACCAAACGGACGCAGAGAAAGCACAACAACGACTGAACGAAGCAACCATAGAGTGCAACAAATCAATCGCCTCCGAGGAAGCACAAATCAGTTATCTGTTCAACCGACTCAAAGCAGCCAAAGAGGGAACACAGGAATACGAGGACGCAAAGAAAGCCATCATCAATCAATACGGCAACTACCTTGACGGATTGAGCAAGGAAATACGCTCCCTGCAAGACGTGGAAGCGGCATACAAAGCCGTTGCCGCAGCCGCACGAGACGCTGCAAAAGCAAGGGCGATGGAAGCCTTTCTAAAAGATGCTTCTGATACCTACGCGCAAGAGGAAGCAGACCAAAGGGACAAATTATATGAACTGCTCAAGAAGAAATACGGCAAACAAAAGGATAAAGACGGTTCGTTCATGTACGACAAATTTTATTGGCAGCTTGTCGGCACCCTTGAACCCGGTTCAAATACAAAGGTCAGCGAAGCATGGCTCAAACAATGGGACGTTAAAAAATCCCGGTATTATGCCAACGACCCCGATATGCCATCTTCGGGAGGACAGACTATTGAATGGACTGAGAACGAATTCCGTGATATTTTCGGCAAAATTTCAAAAGCCAAGAACATCCTCGACACCTCAATGGCAGAAGCAGAGCGTCGCTTCGGAAAAGCCCCGGAGCAGCCCCAATCCACCCCTGCCAAGGCAGCCAAGACCCAAGCCCAATACAACAAAAAGGATTGGGAGGAATACAAGAAAGAAAAATTGGCTGAATATGAAGCAATGACTAAGGCTGAAAAGGCAAGTGCAGCCGGGAAAAAACTCGCATCGGAAATCCTCGTAGCCAATAAGGAGATACAAGGATACAACGTAACTGGGAACGCTAAAAGCGGAGCGTCTGCTGCACAGAAAGAGCAGAACGAAGCCGCTCAAATTGCCGTGCAGACTGCAGAACGTAACCAAAAGATACAGGAGTATGCCGACTCGGTAATCAAGGCGCAGAGGGAAGCAGAATTCGAAATCAGGCAGAACGAAATCGACCTGCTCAAGGACGGAATCGAAAAGGAACTCAAGCAGGTGGAACTTAACTACGACCGACTGATGTATGCCAATCAGCAAAGACGGGCAGACATGGTCGAAGCCCTGCGCGACAAGAAAGCCCTTGAATGGGAGAATGCCAATCCCAAAGCAAAGAAGCAGGGGCTGACATTTGACCGTTCAACCGTTACTGAAGAAGACCTCTCCGAAGACCAAAAGAGACAACTTGAAGAATATGCCCGGATAGCAGGAGAAATCCGTATCAAGGGAGAACAGGACGCGCTCAACAAAATGCTGGGAGAAATCCTCACTTACGAACAGCAGCGTCTCAAATTGGCGGAGGAATATCAGAAGAAGCGCGAAGCTCTCTACGAGACCGAGACATACACGGACACCGATGGCAAAATCAAGACACGAGTCAAGACAGATGCCGACGGCAATAAGGTCATGCGCAAAGGTGTGACCGAGGGCAATATTGAAGAATTGAACCGACAGGAGACCGAAGCCCTCAAAGCGATTGACGAACAATTTGCACAACGAGAGGAAACCTACCAAGCATGGTGCGAGGAAATCGGCAATCTTACGCTACGCCAACTCAACGCTGTCCTTGAAGACGCAAAGAAGCGGCTCGAAGAACTCGAAAACAGTGGCACGGCAAGCACCAAAGACCTCGCCGTGGCACGAGCAAAAGTAGCCACGGTACAAACAGCCGTAAACAAAGCAAATGCCAAGAATCAGACCAATCCCGGAAAGCGAACAATCAAGGAATGGGAAGACCTCTACAAGACTCTCAACGAAGTAGAGAAAGAATTCGAGAGCATAGGAGACACCGTGGGTGGAACGGTGGGCGAAATCATATCCGAGTGCGGACAATTCGCCACGTCAGCCCTCACGATGATAAACGGCATTGTGCAGCTTGTCACTATGTCTGCTACAGGCATGCAAACCACAGCCACTGCCGGAGCTACCGCAATCTCAACGATGGAGAAAGCATCGGTAATCCTTACGATTATTTCAGCAGCAATGCAGATTGCCATGCAGATTGTAAATATGTGCAACACCGATGACGATAAGCAAAAGGAAATCGAGCATCTGCAAGACCGCATAGACCAGCTTCAATGGGAACTCGACCACCAAGAGATAGGGAGGGTGCAAGCCGAATACGGAAAGGCAATAGAACGTCTCAACAAAGCTTTAAAGGCAACCCGGCTTGAACTCGCGGTAGGAAAAGACGGGTGGCAGAAAATCATAACGTTGTCTGGCCGAGCTTCATATCAACAAGAACTGATGCAAAAAGCTGCGGAAAAACTCGCCAACACATACGGAACGATGGCTTATACTGCAGACAAAGCTATCGGTGCTGAAAAGTATAAGCAGGCCAACGAACAGTTAAAGAATATTGCACAACAGCAGATTCTTATGCAAGAACAAATAGGACGAGAGCAGTCAAAGAAGAAATCCGACAACGGACAAATCAAAGAATGGAAGAACAAAATCGAGGAACTCGGACAGCAGGCTCTTGAAATAATCAACGAGATGGTGGAGGACATTATAGGAGACACCTCAACCGGGATTGCAGAAGAACTCGCTGATGCATTTATAGATGCATTCCAAGCTGGAGAAGACGCTGCCGAAGCATGGGGCGATAAGGTCAATGAGATTGTGGCGGACATTTTGAAACGAATGCTCGTGAGCAAGTTCTTGGAAGAACCCCTCGGTGATATTTTCGATAAATACAAAGCCAAATGGTTCAAAGACGGACAATTCCAAGGTCTCGACTCGGTAATTAACTCAATGCAGGACTTCGCTGCAGACCTCAATGCTGTAGGCGCGGATTTCGCGCAGATTTGGGAGAACCTCCCGGACAGCGTGAAGAATATGTTTGAGGTTACTGACGAAGCCTCAAGAGAAGCGTCCGAGAAAGGAATAGCCACAGCCTCGCAAGAGAGCGTCGATGAACTCAACGGACGAATGACTGCCGTGCAGGGACACACCTATTCCATAAGCGAGAATACCAAGCTCCTCGTTGCGACAGCCCAACTCATTCTCAAAAGCGTGATGCACATCGAGGAGGAGACCTATGGCTTCGGAGCAAGGCTTGAACGAATGGAGGGTAACGTCAAGGAAATGGCAAATACACTTGATGACATCGCCACCAAAGGAATACGATTAAAAGATTGACATACAGCATGGAGCAGATAATTAAAAATATCCACAGTCAATGGCTCGTAGCCAAAGAGCAGATGCGACAACGCTGCGAAACAGCGCACAACACCGACATGGCGCACAAACTCGCCACTTGCGAGATGTTTAAAGGGACGGAAAGCCTCTCCGAGCTTGCTCGGCTCTTTACCTCTCCACAGGGGATGGAGTTTTGCCTATCCGCGAACTTTCCGAACCTTACTACCCTGCGACTTTTCAAGCGGAGTAATCCTCAACGGTTCGGAGTTTACATCGATGCAGGGGAGATTACTCTCCACAACCCGAAACAGGCAATCCTCATCGGAAGAACCACTGCCACAATCAAATGCGACACTTGTGAACGACACGAGGTCGTGACCATATACGGAGCGACAGCCAACGTCCTCGCTTCGGGCTGGGCGGTTGTGTCAACCAAAGCCGGACGCGGAACAACAATCACGCGCAGAGCTGCAGACCATGCAATCATTTTATGCTGACCGGGAGACTCTACATAGATGGGCACGACGCGTACAAGAGATGGGGTGTATACGTTGTCAGCGGAGGTTGGAATGAACTTATAGCTTATCCACCCCTCAAAAGCGTGGAGTCAAACGATTGGCAGGAGGAAGACGGAATAGAAGCCGACCTCTCTAACCCTCAACTTAACGCCAAAGAGGTTTCAATACGGATAGCATGCTCAAAAGATTACAGGTATTTTGTGGATTTCATAAGGCTTCTTTCGGATATGGCTTATCATGAATTCAATTGTGTATACATCCGCAGACAATACACACTGCGAATGACTCAGATGCCATCCCTCGATTTGTATGCGTCTCTTGGTTTCGTGACCATCAAGTTCAGTAACGACTTCCCCCTCAAGAATTATAAGTATCAAGCACCGTACAGCAGTGTGATGAGAGCGGAAGACTACCTCATAGATGGTTTGCCATTAACTGACTATGGGTGCAGAATCCTACAAGGAAGCCTCGCGGAGATAATGAAGACACCTAACATTAAGCAGAACCTCCTGCGGAACATCGCAGCACAAAGCGGAGCAATCTACGACGGTGCATTTGTCTCCTTCAAATCGAAAGACGTAAAACTCCAGTGCCTGATGAGAGCCGAAAACCTCGACGAGTTATGGCGCAATTACGACGCGTTCCTATACGACCTCATACGCCCGGAAGAGCGTTTGCTTACGGTGTCTGAATTAGAGCATACGTTTCCATGCCACTACAAGAGTGCAAGCGTTTCCACTTTTTACCCGGATGATAAGATATGGCTTCAATTCACATTGACACTCACATTTACACATTCATTCCGCCTGAATGGAGGTAAATTTGTGCTTCCCACGGAGGAGAGCTTGCGCTTGGTAAACAATCGTACGATTTTAAGACTGACAGCAGTCGGTGCACTGAGGTTAAACAACTAACAACACATTTCAAGATGAAAAAGATAAAGATTTCCGAACTACCTCTTTGCAATTCTTTCAAGGGGTTGTTCACAATCGGGACGGACAAAAGCAACCGCTCGGTGAAAGTCCCCCTTGATGAGATAGATCGTAAACAAAACAAGCTGAACGTTGTCGGGCCGGGGCTGGACCTGTCGGAAGATGATGAACTGACGCTGACCGCCCGCGCCAAGCAGATGCTATTCGACGACATGTGGACGGCCGCCGTCGGCTCTTACGGCAAGGTTGACCACACCCACACCGAGACACGTGACGGCAAGGTCGTCTCAACCCCATACTACCTCAACGAACTCTGGCTCACCTACGCCGAGGCTATCGCTGTGTATGATGCAGACGCAATCAAGTCAATGGAATGCGCATTCTTCTATCACAATAAGGAAATACGCACCAACCTCCCACCTCGCCTTTATTCCGCACAGACAACTATGAATAACGATTATAAGTTTTTTGCAGTTGACGGAGTGCTTTCTGGAGACAACTCCGTAGAAGTCCTGAACTTAACAAGCGCTGGATTCCCGATGCTCATATCGGACACAAAAGGCAAAAACGCTATTATCAGCAGCAAAACATTACGCAAGGTCATCGGGGCGATTCAGATAAACCACTGCACAAACAAGAATTATTTCGATGCCCCGAATCTTAATAGATTATTGCTTTATTATCTATTCAACAGCATCAACCTGAGCGGTCTGAAAAAAATAGACGCCCCATCGGTTAGATACCTTATCGAGAACAAGTACCCTTTTCATCCATGCTCCCCGACGGTGACAGTCCACAAAAACGTCTACGCAAAGCTGACAGCCGATGAGGAGAACGAGGCCTACGCTTCGCTCTCTATTCAGGAGAAAAACGAGTGGTCACCGCTTCTCGAACTTGCGGAGTCAAAAAACATCACTTTCGCCAGCGCATAAATGGAACGGCGGTTTCCAACCGCCCACGCTTAGAACATAAGTCAAACATCTAAGGAATCAAACCACCATGGCAATACAATCAAGGCAATTAACCGACACAATCCAAGGTGTCGCTAAGATAAAATGATATGGAGACAACACATTGTGGAAATATTAGGATATTGAAAGCTGCGGAGGGCATGAGATTGCACCGCAAGGATGAGGAACTGAGGCCGATGAAGGAGATGTCAGTCGCCATCACGCTGCTCAACAGCGATTCGGTTGCGGACTTCGAGGAGGTGGCCGAGTCTGACCTCCCTCTATATTCGCGTGAAGAATATGAGGTGCGTGCTGCCGAGCTTGTGCGCCGTCACTATTCTGAAGCTGACGAGTTCGCCATACAGCGCAAGATGCTCGATCTGCTTATCAATCCTGAACCTTCAACCCTCTCCGATATGGGGGAACCCTCCGCCGAGCCGAAAGCGTTAACCGACTTCCGCCAATACTCGGCCACAGTTGAGAGTTGCAAGGCTGAAGCAAAGCAAGCCCTGACCAAGGAAGCCGAGGCAAGGGCGACAGGCATGCAGGAGGTGCCGGAGTCATATAAAATGGAATAGAATAACTAACTAAAATTATTAAAATGGCTTTTACTCAAGCACAAGAGGAAGTACTCAAACAACTCATTGAGGCATTCCAAAATGGCAAGCGATTATCAGATTTACCGAACGTGAAAGGTACAAATCCATATGACCTTTATCTTGAAGTTCTTGATGTCGATGGAGAAAGTAAAAAAGCGCAGCTCGCAGCCTTGCTTCCTTATCTTGAGGAACAATGCGCATATGGAGTAGAATTTGATACAGCCGTCAGCAGTCCCACCTGCAAGCGCATTGGAAACAGCGATCTCCATAAAAAACTCCCCATTCAGAACCGTATACGAGGTGTCCTGCTCGATGACGATGGCAAGGTTGTGGAATATCTCGACCCGAAAGATTGGACAGGACAAACGCGAGATGGCTCACGCGGACAGGTCATGGACGAGATTCCTATGCACTATCGCCGCTTTGAGACCGACGGCTCTAAGCGCAGGGTTATACTTTCAGAATTCCCCCTGCCCGGATACCACCAAGTGCCACTGTCCTACGTTTCAGCATACGAAGCCTCAGTGCAGCGGTCAACAACAAAACTCTGCTCGGTTGTCAACGATAGTCCGGATTTTCGCGGAGGTAACAATGAAACCGCTTACGATGGCACATACCGTACCCTTTTAGGTCGTCCGGCAACATTAATAAGTCTGAATAATTCCAGAGCTTATGCACGAAAGAGAAAAAACAGCTCGACCGAATGGAACTGCATGACATACGGAATGCAAAAGACGCTTTATTGGCTTTTTGTTGTTGAATACGCTACACTTAACACACAAGCGGCATTCACTGCAGAGCCAACAGTTGAGGGTTTCAAGCAAGGTGGACTTGGTGTAGGAGTTACCACATTTGGGGCTGATTGGAAGATTTTTAATGTAAACAATCCATTCGTGCCTTGTGGACACACCGATAGTCTCGGCAATGATACAGGCGTTGTGCCTTACACAGCATCTAATGAAAATGGCTCACTGACAAAGACCTTCGACGTGCCACGTTACCGTGGCATAGAAAACCCTTTCGGCCACATTTGGCAGTGGACAGATGGCATCAACGTCCGCATATCGCCCACCGAAGCCAATGGCGGAGACAACGTCAGCAAAGTTTTTATTTGCGAAGACCCTTCAAAGTTCAAGGACAATGGATACGATGGCTACAGCCACATAGGAAATGCAGCTCGAAACGAGGGATACATCAAAGAGATAATCTTCGGAGAGGGCGGAGAAATTATACCACTCCAAAGCATAGGTGGTGGAAGCTCCACATATTTCTGCGATTACAATTACACCAATATTCCTGAAGCGGAGCTGCTCCGAGGGGTCTTATTCGGAGGGAACGCAAGTCATGGCGACAAGTGCGGCTTTGTTTATTCCCACATAGCGAACTCTCCCTCATATTCAGACACGTTGTTTGGAACTCGCCTTTGCTTTATTCCTGAATAATACCAATTAAACTTAAACCCGAATTTCAACATGGCATTCTATGACGAAAAGCCTTCCAAATTGGAAGCGGTGGGAAACGGCAGCTACCTCTACCGTTTCAACATCGAAGAAGTAGTCCCCGAAGTAATCGAGGGCGAAGAACAGCAGGAACACACCTCGCAGTGGAAATGCGACGAGGTAACCGTATGGTCGCCACTGACCGCAAACAAAATCACGGAAGCGGTCATCGGCACAATCTGCCCGGTTACTCACGAGCAGAAACTTGTTAATGAATACAACGCCGCCACCCTTGGCATGGTGGGTGGCTCCAAGACAAGTGACGAAGCCAAAGAGAGAATCGCGGCATACAAGGAATTCCTTGAGTACCGCAATGCTCTCAAAGCGCTGGTTGATGAAGACTGCGCGGCACTCGGAATAGAGTAGCCCTCACAAAGCCAAATGCGCCCCTGTGTTGCGTCGTTTTTAGTCGGGTGGCACAATTCTACATGATTATGATGTAAACACAGCAGGGCGCATTTCCCAGAAAAATAACTCCGCATCAGAAAATGAAAATTTACGACAAGAACAACCGAATAATTCTCGACATTACCGTGGACGATAACAGCTATAGGAATCGGTCTATCATGGCAGACCATGCACTGACGCTTTACTATTCGCTCCCGGAGCACGTCGAACTGCCGGTGGGGTCTTACTGCGAGTTTGAGGGACTGATTTATACCCTCATACGCCCGGAGCAGTTCAAGATGAAGCATTCCCGGCTTTACGAATATACCGTGATATTTTCGAGCGACCAAGAAAAGGCGAAGATTTGGAAATTCAGAAACCCCGTTGATGGTCGGCTCAAGTTCCCTCTTACCGCGAAGCCCAAAGAACACCTTCAGATGTTCGTGGACAACATGAACCGACGCGACACTGGGTGGACAGTCGGAGACTGCATCGACGATGTGGAGAAACTCATAACATACGACCATGACTACTGCTGGGACGCGCTCACGAAGCAAGCCACGGAATTTGAAACGGAATTCGAGATTGTGGGCAAACGCGTCTCCTTGCGCAAGGTGGAATACAACAAGAGCAATCCGCTTCATTTATCCTACGGCAGAGGAAATGGCTTCAAGTCCGGCATAGGACGCAGCAACAGCGGAAGCACCCCTCCCGTAGAAATCCTCTTTGTGCAGGGGGGAAGCACGAACATCGACAGAAGCAAATACCCGGCGGATGAGACCCTACGCGCAACAAGCAGCGGATGCCTCCTGCTCCCCATTGGGCAGACCCTCGGATACGATGGCGAACATTTCGAGAATGAGGACGGATACAATCCCGTGAATGCCCGGCATTACCTCGTTGATGATTTGGGACTCTCAATCCGCAACATTGACCGAGAACTCTCCACCCTTGCAGATGACAGCCTCGACAGGAGCGATGACTACCCGAAACGTGTCGGCACAATAAGCCGTGTTGCGGAAGTGGATAAGGAGAAGAATTTCTACGACTTTATCGACAGCAGCATCCCCCTGGAACTCAACTATGAAGACTACCTCATCGGAGATACAATGAGTGTAATCTTTCAGTCTGGTATGCTTGCCGGACGAGAGTTTGATGTCAAATATTACCATGAAGCAAAGAAAGGCAAAGCCGCTCGACGCTTTGAAATAGTTCCTCAAGAGATAGACGGCATGACCATGCCGGGCGAAGACTTTATCCCTCGTGAGGGCGACACATACGCAATCTTCCACGTCATGCTCCCGGACGCTTACATACGCAACGACTCCGACAAGAGCGGCGCATCATGGGATATGTTCAGAGCAGCCGTGAAATACCTATTCGACAACGAGGAGCAGAAATTCACGTTCACAGGAGAACTCGACGGAATATGGGCAAAAAAGGATTGGATAAACATAGGCGGCAAGATAAAGCCCGGAGGATTTGTGCGCTATACAGGCGAGGGCTTCGAGCAAGGAGGGGTACTTGTGCGCATTATAGCGGTCAAGGACTACATCAACAACCCTCACGCCCCGAAGATTGAACTCTCCAACGAGACGGTCAGCGGCTCAGTTTCCTCAACCCTCAAACGGCTTGAAGCGACAGAGGTCGTGGCGGAGGAATACCACCGTGATGCAATCCAATTCACGAAGCGCAGGTTCAGAGATGCAAAGGAGACAATCGACATGATCCAAAGCGCACTCTCCGACAATTTCACGAACCGTATCAACCCGGTGGCGGTGGAGACCATGTCGATGCTTGTGGGAGACGAGCGACTGCAATACCAATTTGTAGCAACCCCGGGAAGCACGGAAGCCGTATCGCACAACATCACATGGAACGCGGAGACCAAGCAACTCATCGCCCCTGTAGGGACGGTGCAGCACCTCACGCTTGGCATTAACTCAATACGTCCGAGCCACGAAGCAAGCGAATACCTTTATTGGAACGTGGAGCGTTTCGAGAGCGCGTTCCTTGAAGACGGCTCTGCCAAATATTACCTCTATATTCGGGCGCAGAAGCTATTCAACGGCAACGTAGGAAGCGCAGTGTTTCGGCTTGAGACCGCTTCGCACAAGCTCGAAGAGGGTAACTGTTATTGGCTGCTTGTAGGAGTCCTCAACACAGAATACAAGGGAGAGCGCAGCTTCGTGACCCTTTATGGCTTTTCGGAGATTTTGCCCGGCCGCATATCCACAGACCGAATCGTGTCAGCAGACGGAGAGAGCTACTTCGATATGCTCAACTCCGCACTGAAGCTCAAAGATAAGCTTCAGTACAACGTGGACGGAAACGGAAAATTAAAAATTTGTGGCACTATTGTGCAGAGCCAAAGTGGACAAGAGAGCTACATAGGTTGCTATCGTGGTGTTTATAATCCTTCATACACGTATTATGAGGGAGACGAAGTGACGTACACAAACGGACATAATACCTCAACATACCGTTATATACACACAACACCCTCACGAGGTTTGGCACCAACAGCTTCGACATATTGGCAAGTTCTGGCGCAAGGGGCAGCCGGAAAGGACGGCACAAGTTTTACAGTTAAAGGCAAAGCAATAGCCCATTATGCAGGATGGAATGAGGTGCAAGGAGTATCGTCTGGCGCAATGATACTTGTGGACGGAGATGAGAACGAATTCGATGGCAAACCATATACAGCAACATTCTTCCACATTTGGGGAAGAAGTGAGGCAGAAGTCGGAGATGCTTATGTGATTGGGACTCACTTATGGGTGGCTGGAGAAGTGGCATGGACTGACCTCGGAGACTTGCAAGGGCTTCCGGGAGACCCCGGACAGCCTGGTGCAGACGGGAACTACACGGAGTTGCGATTTGCAATTAATGGTTCAACGACAACTCCGCCATCGTTGAATACAACAGCATTGAACCCTTTGGGGTGGAATACAGAATATTCCAAAGTTAATAAAGGCTACTACTTATGGATGACGAGAGCCATCAAATCGGGTGACGGAAAGACCCTTATCAGTACTTGGTCAACCCCTGTACGAATCACTCCTTATGATGGAACAGACGGGAAGGACGGCAAAAGCCCAGTGATGGTTTATCGCGGTGTTTATGATAGCAGCAAGACCTACTACGGCAACGCCAACAGGCTCGACTGCGTAAAGGTCGGAAGTGTTTACTACATCGCCCGGATTGATGCAGGAACATTCTCGTCCCCAGCTCCTCCAGACACAAGCAAATGGAATGCATTCGGAGCATCTTTTGAAAGTGTCGCCACAGGATTGCTTCTCGCCGAAAACGCAAACATTGCTGGGTGGATTTTCCGAAACGGCAGGCTTGAAAGTCAAACACAAACATCAGACGGAAACCCAATGATGTACATGAATGGGGAAAAGGGAGAAGCCCGTATCAACGGCATTCTTCAACTTTCGTGCGCATATTCGGGTAATATCAGCGATTCTAACTTGTTCTGGTTGCCAAAGCAGAATGCTGTCAAAACCCTCTCTATGGGTCACGAACGAGAAGACATCGGGAAAGTGGTGCGTCTTTACAATTCGGGAAAACGGGGGGATGCTTATTATCAAATCGGATGTGAAACGTTCGGGATAAAACCGGGACTGACCGATGCAACCCTCGGCTCCTTCTATGTAAGGGTAATGCCGGGAGAGGTCGTGGAGCTAACTTGCTTCCGAATGCCCACAAAATCATTTGACATTCAAGGGTCATGGCAGATAACTAACCGCTTCACTTTGGAGGAAAACCGTAACACTGATGCCACGCAAGGCCGCTATCCGCGGATGCTCGCTATGGGCACAATCAAAGGGTCTGATGTGAGTTCGAACATGATAGCCATTACTGGGCGGTGGTATGACGGAAAGCAATTATCTTCAGTGTTTACAGTAACGCGCACAAAAAAAGGATACTTTACGGTTCAGACTAAGGGAACACATAAGCTGCTATCCGATTATCGCGTATTTTGCACGGGACTCAACGGCAACTACAAGGGTGCGACCTCAAACCATACGGAGAATGGCTTTGATCTCATGGTATCGGATGATGAAACCCTTAACAACGGAGACTGTGAGTTTATGATAATGGATAACAATTGGTGGTACGATTACTCTGTTATGTGATTGTATTGTAATCATATTTTACTAACTTTGCAGAAACAAATTATTTGCAAATGACCGATGAACGAAACAAACAATCTTTTTTCAGCAGCGATGGCTGCTGTTGGCATGGTGCTCAGTGAGTTTTATGCCCATCTCGCCCCTTGGCTACTCCTTGGGGCTGTCATAGTTCTCGTTGACCTGCGCTTCGGATTACTCGCCGCAAAGAAACGCGGAGAGGAAATCCGAACATCGCGCATGTGGCGGCGCACTTTCAACAAAATGGTGGATTATCTGTGTTGGGTCACCCTTGCCGAGGTATGCAGCCGAACATTTGGGATAACTATCGGTGTTCCTATGGTCAGTATGGCTATGCTATTCATCATCTATGGCATTGAGATAAATTCGTGCGTCAACAATTACCTTGAATACAAAGGCGTGAAAAAGAAACTCAATTTTTTCAAGTTGGTTGGAAAGGAAGAGCTGCTTGAAGATGTTGAGGAAGAAAAAATAACAGAGACCTGCGAGGAAAACGCAGATTCAAAAATTTTAGACTGATGATTATTTTAATAGACAACGGACACGGCATAGACACAGTTGGAAAGTGCAGCCCAGACGGAACGCTGCGTGAATATAAGTGGGCGAGAGAAATCGCAGCCCGAATAGTTGCAGAACTCAAGGCGCATGGCTATGACGCAGACCAACTCGTGAAAGAGGACAAAGACATTTCCCTCGCTGAACGCTGCCGCAGAGTTAACGCATGGTGCAACAAGGTAGGCAAGCAGAATGTTATCCTCGTCTCAATCCATGCCAATGCCGCTGGAGCAGACGGCAAATGGAAGACCGCCGGAGGTTGGTGTGCATACACCTCGCCCGGACAGACGAAAGCCGATATTCTTGCCACCGCGTTATATGACGCAGCCACAATCGACCTCGCTGGATACATTCAGGAGTTCCCAATTGCCAAAAGTCTCGGCAAGTACGACAGCAAGCAGAAGCCCGTCCGCACCGACTACTCCGACGGAGACCCTGACTACGAAGCGCGGTTTTATATCCTCATGCACACCCAATGCCCGGCAGTGCTGACAGAGTCCCTATTCCAAGATAACAAGGCAGACGTGGACTTCCTGAACTCCGAGGACGGCAAGAAGCATCTGACCGACCTCCATGTTCATGGAATCATCAACTACCTCAAAGCACAGAAAGCATGAAAGCAACCACGACAATGCTCGGAGTGCTTGTGGCGATTTGCCTCACGGCTTGCTCAAGCACCAAGAAAGCGGCACAGACTCCGCTCCCCATAGTTCCGATCGAGAGCAGCACCGACACTAAAATAATCCATACGGAGACCATAGATACGGTGTTCATCACGCCTCCGGCGCAGAGCGCAGAGCGCACAACTCCCGAAAAGGAATCCCACCTCGAAACGGACTACGCAGAGAGTGACGCAAGAATCAACGAGGACGGCACACTGACCCATACCCTCAAAAACAAGACCCAGCCGAAGCCCGTCCCGGTCAAGAACAGCAACGACACCATATACGTCGATAAGTTCATCGAGAAGTCTGTCCCGGTTCAAGTCCCGGTAGAGGTGGAGCGAGAACTGACGTGGTGGCAGAAGACGCGCCTCAACACTTGGGGCTGGCTTGTGACGGCACTCGCACTTTGCATCGGGTGGTTATCCCGGAAGCCGCTCCTCACGCTTGCCCGGCGTTTACTGACAAAGACAACATAG